GAATACGCCCCGCAGCTTCTGCTTTACGGCACGCTGGTTGAGGCAACGCCGTTCCTGAAGAACGACGAACGCATCCCAGTTTGGCAGAGCATGTACGACCGCGCGGCGGCAATGTTGAACGGCGAAGATCTCGCCAAAATCTTAGACCGATCCGCCGTGCGCAAGGAGGCATAATGTCCACGTCATTTACACAGGTTTTCGGTGGTACGACAATCTACCCCTCGGACGTATCGTACCTCCCCCTCGCGCTGACCAGCGACATATCCCTTGAGTGGCCGCTTGAGGCCACCACCGGCAATAACGTCGTCGCGCGCATCATCGACGTCACACCGACAGGGCCATTCACCATAACCTTGCCCGACGCGCTGTCGGTTGGCGTCGGACAGACGATCCTGTTCAACAACCTCGGCCCCAACACAATCACCGTTGACAATGCCGCCGGCAACGCAATCCTGAGCATCGGCGCGGGCGAACAGTGGCAGTGCTACCTCATCAACAACACCACCGTCGGCGGTGTCTGGCGCACGTTCCGCTACGGCGCTGCCGTAGCGCAGGCTCAGGCCGCCGCACTGGCGGGCGCGGGTCTAATCGCAGACGGATCGGAGCTTGCGCAGAATTACGAGGTCATCGACTTTTCCATCACGCCGTACAGCTTGACTGCCCCTGACCGCGCGAGGGTCTTCGTCTGGGCCGGCGGCCTCGGCACGCTCAACTTGCCGACCGCTGTCGCCGCCGGCGACGGTTGGTTTGTGCAAGTCCGCAACGGCGGGCAGGGCGACCTGACCGTCGACCCGTCCGGCTCCGAGCTTATCAACGCGGCAGCCACGCTGCTCTTGCAGCCGGGCGACAGCGCCGTCATTGTAAGCGACGGCGTCCAGTGGTACACCATCGGCCTCGGTCAGCAGGCGGTCTTCGCGTTCGACTACACGACCATTGCCGTCACTGGCGGTACGTACACACTGAGTGGGTCAGAACTTAATCGGATTGCGTATAGGTTCAACGGCGCGCTGACGTCCAACGTCACCGTCGTTGTCCCCGCCACGGTGCAGCAATACTGGGTAAACAACGCCACGACGGGCGCGTTTACGTTGGGCCTTCAGGCCTCGGGTAGCGCGACCACCACTCTGGTCACTCAAGGCGCGACGGCCATCCTGTATTCCGACGGCACGAACATCATCTCGGCCACCACCTCGGCGGCCTTTGCGGGTACAGTCCCCATTTCCCAAGGCGGCACAGGCGCAGTCAACGCGCCCTCGGCGCTGACCAACCTCGGCGGCACGGGTATCGGCACGTCGGTCTTCACGGCAGCCACGACGGCTGCGGCGCGCTCCGCCATCGCGGCGGCGGCCTCTGGCGCTAACAGCGACATCACGTCACTGACGGGCCTCACGACGCCACTGAGCGTCGCGCAAGGCGGCACCAACGCCATAACGGCTGGAGCTGCGCGCACAAGCCTCGGCGCGGCGGCAAGCGGCTCAAACGCAGACATCACGGCTTTGACTAACGCGGCAGGCATTCAGATCGGCGCGCCTACGCTTGGCGCGCAAGGTGTGGGCACCATTAACGCCACGGGCCTGTTCATCAACGGCGTGGGCGTCGGCACGGGTTCAGGCTCGGTGACCAGCGTCGCGGCGACCGTCCCGTCGTTCCTGTCCGTGACCGGTTCGCCAATCACGACGTCGGGCACGTTGGCAATCTCGCTGTCGGGCACCGCGCTCCCTGTCGCCAACGGCGGCACGGGCCAGACCACGTACACCGACGGGCAGTTGCTTATTGGCAACACCACGGGCAACACGCTTACGAAGGCGACGTTGACGGCTGGGTCGGGCATCAGCATCACGAACGGCGCGGGTGGCATCACCATCGCGTCTACTGCCGGTAGTGGCACTGTCACCTCGGTCTCCGGCTCAGGCGGCACCACGGGCCTTACCTTAACTGGCGGTCCGATTACAACCAGCGGCACTTTGACCCTCGGCGGGACGCTCGCCGTTGTTAATGGCGGCACTGGCGCGACCAGTGTCTCTGGCGCTCGGCTCAACCTCGGTGCGGCTGGCTCTGGCGCTAACTCCGACATCACGTCGCTCACCGGCCTGCTCACGGCACTTAGTATCGCACAGGGCGGCACAGGCGCGACTGACGCGACCACCGCTCGGACTAATCTCGGCGCGGGTACGGTCACTTCAGTTGCCGGCACTGGCACTGTAAGCGGCTTGAGCTTGAGCGGTACTGTTACCACTTCGGGGTCTCTGACGCTTGGCGGCACGCTCGCCGTCACGGCGTCTAACTTTGCGTCACAAACGGCCAACACGTTCTTGGCTGCGCCGAATGGCACGGCTGGCGTTCCGACATTCCGCGCTATTGTCGCGGCGGACGTTCCGACCCTTAACCAGAACACGACTGGGACGGCATTGAACGTCACCGGCACAGTCGCCGTGGCCAACGGCGGCACAGGCGCAACGACTTCAGGCGGGGCGCTCACCAACCTCGGCGCTTACGCGGCCAGCAACCCATCTGGCTTTACCTCGAACACCGGCACTGTCACATCTGTCGGTGGCACTGGCTCTGCCAACGGCCTCAGTCTTTCAGGCACGGTCACAACGTCGGGCAACTTAACGCTTGGCGGTTCGGTTACATCCGTCGCATCTGGTGCTACCATCGACAGCATCGTTATTGGATACCGGAACATTCCCCGTTCTACGACAACTACCACCGCTGTGGTAGGTGATGTCGGCAAGTGCATTGCGGTTACTGCGGGCATAACAATTCCTAACAGCACGTTTGCTGCGGGTGATGCGGTTTCAATATACAACGACAGTGCTGCTGCCATTACGATTACAGCAGGGGTCACAACGCTCCGCCTCGCAGGAACCGCCACCACAGGCAACCGCACACTGGCTGCGCGGGGTATGGCAACGGTCTGGTTCAACAGCGCGACAGAGGCAGTTATCTCTGGCGCGGGAGTTACATAATGAGCGGTATTCAAATGGCGCTGCTGGGTGCCGCGTCACCTTTTGTGCCAATCACCGAAACCTTTACGGCCAGTGGGACTTCTACGGTCCCATCAGGCTATACCACGGCAACCATCGAAGTATGGGGCGCGGGTGGTGAGGGCGGCGCATCCGCAGCTACCAATGGTAGCGCGGGGGGCGCTAGTAGCGTTTCTGGTACTGGCTTGACGACGATGACAGCAAATGGGGGCGGCGGTGGCCTTGCAGCTAGCTCACCATTCCCAGATGGCGCTGGAACCGGGGGAACAGCCTCTGGCGGCAACACTACTAACACCACAGGCGCTAGTGGTGGTGCTGGTGGTAACAACACTAACGTAGGTGGTACTGGTGCTAATGGAACCAACGGAAGTATCTCTGGGGGAACTGGAGGTGCTGGTGCAACCGCAACATCAGGCAGTGTTGCTGGTGGTGATGCTACGGCTCCCGGTGCTGGCGGCGGTGGCGGTGCGCGCAATATAGTTGTTATGTGTAACCCGGTGCTAAATGGTGGCGGTGGGGGCGGTGCTGGTGGTTATAGTAAAACTATAATAACAACGCTAACCCCCGGTACGGTATTAACTGTCACTGTTGGCCTGCTTGTTAACGGTGTGGGTAACGGCGGTGCTGGTGCCGATGGTCGCGTCATCATCGCATATACATAGAGGAGTAAATATTATGTTAACATATCAAATGCAGTTTAACGCAAAAGTTGAGTCAATCAATCTGGAACAAAGGCAGTTAGTTGTTGAGTATTTCGATCCTCACGGGGGTAAAAGTATACGCGCTGCGCTAGGCTTTAATTTTGACGCAACAGCGGATGATTTACGGCAGCTTGTTGTGGATGCCACTCCGCACACTCGTTTTCACGATAGGAATGAAGAGGTTAAAGCCATCCAAGAACGAAACATCGACCTTCAACAGTTAGAAGTTATTGTCGGTGAGGATATGGAGTACAACCTACCTACATTTAATAACGAAGTGATCTAATGCTCAAAGATCGTAATATCACGTTTGGTGAGTTAAACACCACGATATACGACCTTGAATTTAAGGGTGATTGCTTGCCGGAACACAGGCATCAAATAGGCGAGACACACATTACAATATGCGCAAGAGGCGTGGTAGATATCGTAACGCCTGAGTGGACAAAAACCCTTACGGAAGGCAATATTATCGAGTTTTACCCGTTGCAGTCACATGCAGTTGTTGCCCTTACCGATAATTGCAGAATAGTAAACATACCGACTTCATATGCTAAACCATAATGATTTCATACAAAAGTACACAAAGCTACAGTATCTTTCTTTTGTCCCAGAGATAAGATTATTTACTAGCAAAGAGAAAACCATGCACGACATGCTAAAACAAGAGTTAGGTAATAATACTGCAAGGCCCTATTGGACGCAATCTTGGGCTGGAGGGTTAGCGCTGTCTCGATATGTTATAGATAATCCTGATACTGTAAAGGATAAGCATGTTATTGATTTTTGTTCTGGGTCCGGTATTGTAGGTATTGCGGCAGCTATGTCAGGCGCTGCAAGAGTAACGTGCGTTGATACTGATACTATTGCTCTTAGTTCTTCCTTGCTTAATGCTAAAGCTAACAAAGCTAACATTGATGTTTCGGAAACAGTTATTGAGGGGGATATATTACTAGCGGGTGACCCAGAAGTTAAAGCCGATGTCTTTAATATAATAAAAAACACAGGTTCTTATATTGGGTGTCCTACCAGAAACAAAAGCTACTTAGATGAATTTGATACGGTAACTTCATACGTTATAGACACCGAGGAGTTCCAAAATAGTATTACATACATTCTAAGCAGCGCGCATTTACGCCCACGAGGTACCTAATGGCCGAGAACATTGTCCAAATCAAGTCGCTCCCCGGCATTAAGCGGGACGGCACCAAGTTCGAGGGCGACCAGTACGTTGACGGGCAGTGGGTTCGTTTTCAGCGCGGGCTGCCGCGTAAGATGGGCGGCTACCGTTCGATAAACAAGTTCCTTCGCGGCTTGCCGCGCGCGCTCACCGAATATACACAGGATCTGCTGACGTACATCCACGCCGGATCGTCAGACCGCCTCGAGCGTTTCTTCATCGACGGCACGTACAACACCAGCATCATCACAGATCGCACACCCTTCGCCGGCTTCACAGTAGACGACGCAAACATGTGGCAGTTCGCCACGGCGTACGACACGAACAACGGCAACCAGATTGTCGCGCAAGTCGCGCCGAACCTCAACTGCATCTGCAACAGTGAGGGCGGCGCGGTATTCGTCGGCGACCTCCTCGGCACGACGGCATTGACACAAGTCACCGCAGTGCCGGCTAACTTCAGCGCCACTGGCGGCGTCGTCACGCTGCCACCCTACACGTTCGCCTTCGGCAATGACGGCTACGCGGCGTGGTCCGTGCCGAACAACCCGTCGGACTTCACGGGATCTGGCGCGGGTAATGCGTACATTACGGGGCAAAAGATCGTCAAGGCGATGCCACTGCGCGGCGGGCCGGGCAACAGTCCCTCGGGCCTGTTCTGGTCGGCAGACAGCCTCATTCGCGGCACGTACGTCGGTGGCACTGCGGTGTTTCAGTTCGACACAATCAGCGCGCAGTCGTCGATCCTGTCGTCCAACAGCGTCATCGAGTATGACGGCATCTTCTACTGGATTGGCACCGACCGCTTTCTGACGTTTAATGGCGTCGTGCGCGAGGTCGAGAACAACCTCAATCTGAACTTTTTCTTCGACAACCTGAACTATGCGCAGCGCCAGAAGGTGTTCGCGATGAAGGTGCCGCGCTTCGGCGAGATATGGTGGTGCTTCCCGTTCGGCGACAGCATCGAGCCGAACCACGCCGTCTGTTACAACGTGCGCGAAAACACGTGGTACGACACCGCACTACCCAACGGCGGACGCGGCGCGGGCATCTTCCCTGCCGTGTTCCAAAAGCCGCTGATGTCTGGCGTGCTTCCTGACTTCCTGCCTACGGACACTCGCGTCACCGAGCAATACTACGGCGACCAAGACGCTACGCCGTCGCTCGCATTGGACTTCATCACACCCCTGTACGTGGCACATGACTGGCTCAATGCTGGCACCCGCATCACAGAAGACGAAAACGTCCGCATCACCGAAGATAGCGGAGATCCGCAATATAAGTTCTGGGTTCACGAGGTCGGCACGGACGAGATTGACGGCCTGACGCTCAACCCGATACAGTCGTACTTCGAGACGGCCGACCTGTGCCTGCCAGTCACGGCGCAGAAAAACAAGGCCCTTCAGGTGTTGATGCTTGAGCCAGACTTCGTGCAGAGTGGCGACATGGTGGTGCAAGTCATGGGTCGCGCCAACGCTCGCGCGCCCGAAGTTAACGGCATTCCTATGACATTTGTTGAGAACCCGCAGACGCCGCAAGAGCAGGTCGTCTTCTTGAAGACGCAGCGCCGCGAACTGCGCTTTCGTTTCGAAAGCAACACCCTCGGCGGAAATTATCAGATGGGCTTGGTCCTTGCGCACTTGCAAGAGGGCGATGGCACAACTTTAGGATGATCGACCCGCGCAACATGACTTGGCAAGACTGGGCCTGTTCGGTTATACTGTCGGTTAACGACGCGTGGGCCTTTGGCACGCCTCCAGACGAGGCCAAGTGGCAAGGTTGGGCGATTGGGCTGTTGCGTGCCTCACCATTTACGCAACAAATTATTCCCGACCCATATCAGTTCTCTGATTGGCGTGAGTGGGGAATGCGTGTATATCCGATGCTCGAAGGTACAAGCTCATGAATTACATCCCCGGCTTCAGTAACTATCTGCAAGCGTCCGTACCGCGCTACGCCCAAGGCGGACGTGCGCGGTACGATGAAGATATTTACGACATGGGCGGTTACGCCGCTCCGTATGTTGCACCGCCTATCATGGGTATCGGATCTCCTGCTGCGGCTACTGCGGCGCCTACTGAAGTACCGTTCGATCCTAGCACGTTTGATCTTAGCAAACTTGATTTTAGTGGCTTTAGCGGCATTGATGATAGTCTTTACGGATTAAACTTTGCGTCAAACTTTGGCGGTGGCGCGATGGGCGGCATTTATAAAGACGATCCAAATACGGAATACATTACCGCACCAATATCTAATAGAGGGGATTTCACGTCGCCATCGGGCAATGTGTTCGTCATGAGAGCCGACCAGCCGGTGCGCCTTGTTGACCGTAACACCAACAAAGTTGTGTTCGAGGGTGTAGGTTACGACGCTGCGCGTAAGGCAACCGAACTCGGCCAAGGCATAACCGACGCGAGGGGGCGCAAGGCGAATTACATCATTCAAACCGCAAACCCGTCAGGTGAGTTCACAACTGTCGCACACGAGAATAGAAACAAGACTTTTCTTGGCGAAGTTGCCAATGTCGTTGGCACGGCGTTGCCAATCGCAGTCAGTTTAATACCCGGTCTGCAATTTGCTGGACCCGTTCTCTCTGCCGCCCTTGCAGGCGGCGCAGGCGCGGCGTTGAAGGGCGACGACATCCTTAAAGGCGCACTGATTGGTGGCGCTACCGCAGGTATAACAAGCGGCACTGGCCTTGATAAAGCAATCGGCGGGGCCTTGAGCGGCGTTGGCAAAGGCGTAACACAAGGCGTAACACAAGGCGCAGCACAAGGCTTAGGCAATGCTGCGGGCGATATTGTCGTCACCGGTCTTTCAAAGGGTTTACAGGCCGCAGGCGGCGCGCTTGGTCAAGCGGCTTTATCGCAAGTAGGCAAAGCGGGCTTGAGCGAAATCACTGGCTATAAACCGCCTGCTGAACAGTTTGCGCAACAGCCACTGCCACCGGCATTCCAACCACCCGTAGACGACACCATTAACGTAATTGCGAACAAAGCTGCGTCCGCTGTCCCGAACTACGGCGGCGCGCTGGCCAACGCATTCGCTCCCATAGCTACTGACTTCTTACCCAAGGGCGGGTTGCCTGAACCCCTACCGTCGGAACCTATGGCACCAGAACCCGTGGACGACAGTATCATTGTCAACGCTAACCGAGCGTCTGGATCGGGCTTGCCCTTCGGCGCGTCGCTCCCTGTGCCTGTTGATGCGATACTTTCAGGCGCGCTGACCGCAGCACAACCCGCAACAACGCAACAGCCTGAAACTGTGCAAGCGGTAGAGGAAGAGCCGGGTACCATTGTCACCGGTGCGGAAAGTCTCACCCCAGAAGAAATGCTCGCCGCTTTGGGCGGCGTGGGCGGTCTCGCCGCCGCCACGGCGGGTGGTGTGCCTACTGACCCTGCAGCGGCAGAGAAGGCTGACGCAGAAGCCAAGAAGAAGAAACTCGGCCTCGAAGAGTATCTGCGCCTTGCGGGCCTCGCCTCTGGTCTCCTCGGCGGTGCCGCTGGTGGTGGCTCAGGACAAACCGGCAGGTACGGCGGCAGCGGCTCGGGTCGCTTGAACCCAATCTTCTCGGCCAAGCTGCCGCCCGCCAGCGGCCTTGGTGTCATCGGCGCAAACCGCACCCCGCGCGCACTGGGCGACCAAGACTGGTTGACATACGGCACGCGGCCTGAGCTTAACTTCTACGACTACGCGGCGCAGCCCGTACCGAACAACCCCGCCGGCCCAATCATGCGCACGGAGGAGCCTGTAAACTTTGCCCGTGGCGGTCGCACTGAATTTGCAGTCAACGGCCCCGGCACGGGGCGCAGCGACGACATCCCTGCGGTGTTGTCCGACGGCGAGTACGTCATCGACGCCGAGACTGTCGCCCTGTTGGGTGACGGGTCGAGCAAGGCCGGCGCAAAGAAGCTGGACGAGCTTCGAGTTAAAGTTCGTAAACACAAGGGCAAGAAGTTGGCAAAGGGCCGTTTTAGTGCTAATGCCAAGAGGCCTGAAGCATATCTGTCTGGAGGACGCGTTTAATGGCTGTCAGTTCATTCCTAGCCGAAGGGGCCGCAATCCCGCAAGGCTCGGCCCTCACGGACATGACCAAGCAGACGGTGATGCCCGAGTGGTACACCAACTACGCGATGGACGTCCTGTCGGGGCAGAGGGCCTTGGCCAACCGCCCGTACGAGACCGCGCCAATGCCGCGCGTCGCGGGCTTCACGCCGACGCAGCAGCAGGCCTTCGGCATGACGGGTCAAGCAGCCTCGGCCTACCAGCCTCTGTTCGGACAGGCTACAGGCGTCGCGCAGAGCGCCGCAAACGCACCGGGCGCGTTAAACACCGCGCAGCCGTTCTTGACGCAAGCCGGTCAGACATCCGTGTCGAACATCGGCCAGTACATGAACCCGTACAATGAGGCCGTTGTCAGCCGCATCGGCGAGCTGGGTCGACGCAACTTAAATGAAGTACTCTTACCTGAAGTTGAAGGCCGCTACGTCAAAGCGGGTCAACTCGGCTTTGGCCCCCGCGACGAGAACGTGGGCGGAACTCCCTCGGGCATGATGCTTGATTTGGGACGCACCCTCCGTGACACAAACGCCGACATCCTCGCCGCGCAAAGTGCGGCGCTAAAGTCTGGGTTTGGCGAGGCCGCAGGGCTTGCAGGCTCCGACCTCAGCCGCTTCGGCACTCTTGCAGGCACGGCTGGCGATCTGGCGCGGGCGCAGCAGCAACAGCAGCTCGCCGCCTCTGGCGCTCTGTCCACCCTCGGCGAGCAGGCGCAGTCGCTCGGCCTCACTGGCGCGGGTGCGCTTAGTGGCGTCGGTGCGCTGGAGCAGCAGCAGGGCCAGAAGAACCTCGACGTCGCATACGGCGACTTCCTGCGTCAGCAGGGCTACCCGCAAGAGCAAATCAACAACATGATAAACACCTTCAAGGGCGTTGCCACTGGCGTTCCGAGTGCGACGCAAGAGTATGGCATATCACCGTCGGGCGTTAAACAGGAATACCCAGCAAGCACGGCGTCGCAGATTGGCGGTGCCTTAACTGGCGCGGCGGGCATTATAGCCGACCTTAAAAAAGCGGGGGTCTTTTAATGGACGAGGAAATCGAAGGCGGCCTCGCCGCCGGTGCAGACACCGAAGACGACACCAACACTGGCGCTCTGTCAGTGCTTGGCGCTGCGAGTGTCCGCGATGCCATGAAGAAGCGCTCCGACATTGCTGATGAACGGAAAAAGTATTACGACGACCTCGCGTTGAAGACGCGAGAGCGCCGCGAGGGGCCGTCGTTCAGTGAGCGCATGTATCAACTGTCATCCGCGTTTTTTGCGCCGACATCGACGCGCGGCTTCAGCGGTGTTGCGGGCAACGTCCTGCCTGTTTTAGCGGCGCAACAGAAGGCCCAACGCGAAGGCGAGATTAAGCGAGAGGACGCGCTCAGGGCGTTGGCCGCCGCGCAGCTTGCGCAGCGCGAAGGTCTGGCCGAGCAAGAACTTGAAACTGAGCTGGAGCTTTTCAAACTTAACCGGCCAAAACCGTCAAGGGTTGTAGGAAACACAACTATCGGCGGAGTGCCTTCCGTAATTATGCAAGACGCCGATGGTAACATCACCACCAAACCTCTTGCTGGTGAAACCGCTGGTGGGACCTCTAACAAGGCTCCGCTTACCGGAAAAACGGAAACCCGTGGCGGCGTTGTGGGATATTACGACGAGAGTGGCGTTTGGAAGCCGCTACCGCCGCGCCCAGAGAAGGAAACATTCCGCCCCGCCACGCCAGAAGAAGCAGCAATGTACGGCGCGGCGACAGGTCAAATCTCGAACCTAACGGGTAAGTTCATACCGGGCGTTGCGCCGAAGCCACGCGATCTGAAGCCAAAAGAAATTCAGATGCTGACTGAAGCCGAGCAACTTATTGCTACGGGCGAACAAGCCATACGGGATTTCACCCGCGCACTTGAGTTAAACCCCACTGCATATTCTGGCGGCCTTGCGACAACGCGTAAGGCTATCGGTTCCGCGACATCAAGCTCCGACCCCGCGTATTTGGCCACTGAAGAGTTTGTGAACTTGACAACCCAAAACGCATTGAACGCCTTGAAGACAACATTTGGTGGAAACCCAACAGAAGGCGAACGCAAAATCTTGCTAGAAGTTCAAGGTTCTATTGGCCTGCCTCCGCCAGCCCGCGAACGTATTTTGCGCAGGGCGTTGGGCGTTGCGCAAAACGTCGTCAGGCGGAATAAAGCGATGATACCTAGAATACAGGGCGGCTACTATTCAACTCGCACCGACGGGTCACAAGGCAAACCAGCGACTAAACCGCGCGTCATTAATTGGAACGACTAATATGCCGAGAAACGTAACCGTTACCCTTAGCAGTGGCGAGGCGCTCCAGTTTGCCAACGTGCCTGACGACGTCACGCCGGATCAGATACAGGCGCGCGCTGAAAGCGAAAGCGGTGGCGCTACGGTCGTGTCCATTGATGGTGGCCAACCCTCGGCCCAGCCTGCTGGTGCTGCGCCTGCCGACGGCGCGCCGACAACCGCTGACGCCGTGCCGATGGACGGCGTCGCCCCGCAGGCGCCGCAAGAGGATGTCGCTGGTTACGAGAGCGCTCTGCGCGGCCTGTACCAACAGTACGCCGAAAAGAAACAGCCCTTCAACGCGGCGGACATATCGGCATTAGCAAGTAAGTATAACGTCGGGCAAATAAGCAACTTGGGCGAGATCGAAGACTTTTACAATAAGTACGGCACGCTGAACCCGTCGCTGAAATCCGTGTCGCTGGACGCGCCAGCGGCACCTACACCTACGCAAGACGAGATGGTAGGTGCGGTGCCGCAGGGCAGCAGCAACGCGCAGCGCGCCCGTGCGTTTGCTAAGGGTTTTGCGTTTGACTTTAACGACGAGATTGAGGCAGCCGCGCGCGCGTTCATGTCGGGTGAAATGTCCGTTGACGAATACTATCGCCTCAAGAAACAAATCAACGACGACTACAACGCGTGGGCCAAAGCGAACCAAGGCGAGGCTTTCGGCCTTGAACTAGGCGGCGGTATTGCCAGCTCGTTCTTGCCTCTTGGCGCGGTCACCAAGGGGTTTCAGATAGGATCTAAGGGCTTCCAAGCAGGCTCTCGGATGGCCAATGTCGGCGCGCGTGCAGCGGCCTCTGGCGCGCTGTCTGGCGCAGTATCCGGCGTCGGTCAGGCGGAGGGTCTGACTGACATACCCATGTCCGCTCTCGGAAACGCGACTATGGGTGCAGTAACCGGCGCAGGCTTTGGAAAACTTGCGGAGTACGGCGGCCGTGGAGCCTCTATTGCCGCGCAAAAATTTAAAGAGAAATTCGGACCGGGCCTTGAGGTTTACGACGACGTGTCTGGTCAGTTTGTGCGCGTGCCCGAAATCCCACTGACAGCGGCGGATCGCAAGGCGGCGGAGATACTAACCGAAGCGGCTGGGGCACAAGGACCACAACGCGCGATTGGTCTCACCGCGTTAGCGAACCGGCAGGGCGTGCCGACGAGATTGGGTACGGCCTCTCCGCGCATGACCGCGCTTACTGAGAAGGTGGCAGGGAAGCCGAGTTCGGGGCAAGAGGAACTTATACAAAACTTGATCGAGACGCGTGTCGCGACACCTGAACGCGTGAGCGTACAGGCTGAAGCGGCGCTGCCCGGCGCAAAGGATTATTTCGGCGAGGAAGAGGCCATCACAGATCGCCTTCGCGCCATCGGCAACACCGAATACCAACGCGCTTACGCCGTGGGCGAAGTCAGCGATCCGACAATCGCGGCCATCATAAACAATCCGTCGCCTGTCATCCGCAGCATATGGCAGTCCACAAAGAACCTCGCCCAGTTGAAGGGCAGCGACCTTCGCATGGGTATGGAGCCTGTCCTTGACGCGGGCGGGGCTTTGGTTGGCCTTGCACCAACACCAAACGCGATACCAGACGTTGAGGCACTTGATCTGTTTAAGCGCGCACTCGATGACCGTATCGAAAAAGGGTTTAGGGGCACAAGCAGCGAAGGTAAATCAGAAGCGGCTGCGCTTAAAGAAATCCGCAACGCGATGGTGTCGCGTCTGGATGAGCTTGTCCCAGCGTACCGCGCGGCGCGTACCAAGTACGCCGGTGACCTCGAAGTTCGTGACGCGTTACGTTATGGCTTGGATGTATTCTCGCGCAAGGTACGCCCCGCAGAGTTTCGAAAAACCCTTGCGGAAATGTCTGACGCAGAACGAGAAGCCGTTAAGTCCGGTGGGTTGGAGGCTGTCTTCCGCACCCTTGAAGGCTCGTCTGGTGGCGATCTTGCCAAGAAATTGGCAGGCACGCCTGAGAAGCTGCAAAAGCTCAAGACCATCATGGGGCCGCAAGAGGCAAAGTTCTTTGAGCGCGTCATGCAGAAGGAAAGCCAACTATATCAGCGCACAAGCAAGATAACCGGCGGATCACCAACCGCAGGTCGGATACAAGGCTTGGACGCCCTCGATAACATGATCCAAAACGGAAACATGGATGAAGCCGTAAACTTCCTGATGGCAGGCCCAGTGGGCCGAGCGGCTGCCCTCGGCCGCTTTGTCGCAAAGTTTAATCCCCGCAAGGAGTTCGGCGACCAAGTCTACACGAAACTGAGCCGCGCCCTCTCGGCACAGAAGCCGGAAGAGCTGCGCGAAGTCCTCGACATGCTGCGCCGCTCCAAGAGCTACACCGACTACATGACCTCGGTTAAGAACTTTGCCGGAGGGCGTGCTGCTTCGGTTGCGGGCACTGTAGTGCCAACCCTGCTCGCGGAACGTGGTTTTGAACCCGCGCCGTCCACCGAGATAGACCCAGCGGCTGAAGCACAGGCCGCCGAAGAAGATGCGGCGATGGAAGCTGATGGCTTTGCGTACAGCAGCGGGGAAGAAGTCCCTGTGGTAGAGGAACCCGTTGAAGCTGCCGTACCGCAAGAAGGCACTGTCACGATAAATGGGCGTGACGCCCAGTTGATCGACGGGGCGCTTTACTACGTAGACGATGGTTCAAGCGCTGAAGGTGTCTCTATGGGCATGTACCGTGGCGGCAGCGTGCAGGCGTTTAACAAGGGCGGCAACGCAAAGTCGCCCCCAAAGCGGACAAGTTTTTTCGATGACGCAATCATGGCGGTCAGCCGCCGCAGTAATGACCTCGTGGCAGCGGCCGCAGATCTGGCGGACAAGTACGGATTGACGGTTCCTGACACGACTGCGTGGATTGCGCAGAACGTCGCTGGCTACTCGCCGCAGCAAGCCAACCAAATCCGTCGCAACTTGGGCGGCATGAGCAATCGCGGTATTGTCAACGCTGGTGCCGCGTCGAACGAGACCCGCTTCCGCAATGCGGGCGGCGTTGGTGCCCGTTCGGCGGATATGGTTACGCCGCCTGTCCGCATGAGCGACGTAGCATACCGCGTTCAAGACATCCCGCGCGCAGTCATCAGCGAGACACCTAAAGCACTTCGGGCCGCAGGCAATTACATCACCAGCGCATCACCGCAGACTATGCTTCGTGACGCGCAGCGTGCGGGTTCTGTCGCCGTTAACGCAATCAAAGAAGATCCATACGGCATGGCTTTTGACACCGCCCTGTACCCCGCGTTTCCTGTAATGGCCAGCGCGGGCGACTTCGCTGCGATGCGCGGTGGGGCGCGTGAATTAAGTCCATATGTGCGCGACGACGCCGAAGCTGCAAATGCCAAGCGTATGGTTGACGCGCTGTCGGTGCTGCCGTTAGGCGGCGGGATGGCGGGTCGCCGCGTAGCAAGGAAGCGCTAACGGTGAGCATCGCGTCGCGTTTCGCTGCCAAGGCCGCAAAGGAGGCCGCCGCTAGGGCTGCTGCTAAGGCTGCCGCTAAAGCAAAACTGACGGTCAACCCGAAGCCACGCCCCGCGCTGCCCGCACCAGAAAAACCACTTGCACTCCCTGCACCGGGACCGGGGCTGCCGCCCTTTGCTGTCAAGACAAAAGGTGGGCAGTGGTTCGTGGACAAAAGCATCGGAGGGCAGAAAGCGTCTGATCTTGGTGTAAAAGTCGTACAAATACCGGGCGACGACGGCAGATGGGTAGTGATGAACGATAAAACCCCGATGATATTTGACCGCGAGGACGAGGCTCGCGCAAAGGCCCAGAGTATCGTGGATCAAGCTAACCCGAACCGCTCGCCAGAAAACGCAGCGCGCCGTATTGCGGACAACAGTCTGCGCCTCGCCCGCGACGCTTCCGGTCCCCTAAGCGAATTGCAGAACTGGTTTCTTCGCGCAGCACCGCGTTACATTAAAAACGAGATGGGAACGCCGGACGACCCGATGCGCGCGCTGGCCGAGCGCGGTGGGCTACACGTTGCGTTGTCGCCCGACGAGTGGTCAGATACCGCGTCAAGCGTTATCAGCAGACAGCCGATTGGCAGCGCCCTTGGCATTGACCAACTGTTTACACCGGCTGGGTCAGACCCAAGGGCGGGATATGATTACGGCGCGACCCTCGCGGTAAACATGCCGTGGCTTAAAAAAGCTCCTGTTACAGATGAATTATACGGTATAGGCGACACCTACACTTTGCAGGATAAGATGGGCATGGGACACATGCTCGACGAGATGCGCAACGCCATAGACCCCCGCAGCGGTTTGCCAAGCGATCTGGCCGTGCGCCCCGAAAGCCTCGGACGCATGGGTCTGGCGCAGGCGGCCGAACGCGTCGGTTTAATCAACCAGTTCCGCGCTAAGGAGATGGAGCGCGCTGCACTGAGCAATCTCGACAGCCCTGCCGTGCAGGCGTTCAAAGAGTACGCCGATGACAACCCCATGGGATTGCGTTGGGCGGAGCTGAAGGCACCAGAAGCCGTATTGCCTGAAGGTGCTTCTGTCACCCCCGTCCCCGGATGGGACGGATTTGAAATAACTGACCCACGTACTGGTGTAACTTTGAGCCAAGGGGCCACGGAAGCTGAAACACTTAAACTTCTTAATCGGGGCGAACGCACCCAACAACTACAAGACGCCCTTGATTACGAGGGCAACACAATGGGCCACTGCGTTGGCGGCTATTGCGACGACGTCGCGTCTGGTCGGACGCGCATCTTCTCACTGCGTGACGCCAAAGGCGAGCCGCATGTGACGATTGAGACACGCCCGGGTCGCCAGCGCACCGCGCTTTCCGAAATCCCTCGTGATGCTCTCGACGAAATTACCGCTGCCGCAAAAGCAGACACCGATCAAGTCACAGGGCCGATGGGTATCGGTATGGATGACCCACGGTGGACTAGGACGTACCAAACCAATCTCAGCTTAAAGCAGCGTGAATGGCTGGCCGCGAACCCCACGCCCGACGATATTATTCAGATTAAGGGCAAGCAGAACGCCAAGCCAAAAGACGAATACCTACCCTTTGTCCGTGACTTTGTGCAGAGCGGTAAGTGGGGGCAAATTGGCGACGAGGAAAACAGCGGCTTGCGTCGTTTGGGCGACAATTTGATCCCGTCCGATGAGTACGATAGAACTCTTACCGATGCTTATAATTGGATGCGCAACAGTCCGGGCGGGCAAGCCGTGCGCAAGTTCTATAAGACGGAAATGGGTGGTTACGGTACAGACGCTTACAAAGAGGCAGACAAGTTTATCAACAAACTTGATATCCCCGTCGGCACCAACTCATATTCCCTAAACGATATTTTAAGCGTCCTAGAAGACCCCGGCGGGTGGGACGCTGAAAATATCGAAAGCGCCTTGCAAGCTGTCGAGTACTTAAAGGAAAACCCAATCGAACTGCCTCCCGTCTTTGAAGGTTACGCCGTCGGTGGTCGCGTGTCCGCAGATCGTTGTTTCTCAAAAGGCAAATCTGCGGTATACGCCGTCAACAAAGCAAGGAAGTAAGCATGGGTATCGCGTCAAAGTTAGCTGCTAAGGCCGCGCGAGAAGCCGCCGCTAAGGCCGCCGCTAAGGCCGCCGCTAAGGCAAAACTTGCGGTAAACCCGAAGCCAAAGGCACCCGCGCCAGAAATGACGGTGACGCCTAAACCAAAAAGCAAACCACCTAGCTTGCTGTCTGCGGTGCGGGTCGGCGGGAAGACATATACCGGCCCAACCCATCTTGACGCGCTTGATGCGATCCCAGACCCCAAGGTCCGTTCCCAAGCATCTCTGGACGCTAACTCTCGCGGCTTC